TTACGTAAGCAAGGATTCGTCATGTAGGATATAGCGCATATCGTAGCATTAAAAGACCATTCGTGTATTGTTCATCATCTTTATCACAAAAAGAGACACAAGCATATTAAGGAAGAGGTTGCAAAAAACTTTGATGATTGGCTAATTCTCGGTTTATATCCTGAGACATGTGGTCCTGATGAATATAGACTCAAAAATAAGCACGAGTTCTGTGGATATCTCAAAAGAAAATAATTATTTTTACACAAAATTAAACGTCATGGAAACACTTATTAAAATTCAGGCAGAATTAAAATGTCCAAAAGGTTCATTCAATGCATTCGGTAAATATAAGTATCGAAGCGCAGAGCAGATTTTAGAATCATTAAAACCATTACTACAAAAACACGAAGCAACATTGTTATTATCCGATGAGATTGTAGAGGTAGGTGGTAAGCTATTTTTAAAGGCAACAGCATCATTTCAAAAAGATAAGCATGTTGCAAGTGTTTATGGCTTTGCACAACTTGGTGAACACAAAGGTATGTCAAGCGAACAATGCACAGGTACAGCATCAAGTTATGCTCGTAAATATGCGTTAAATGGTCTGTTCCTTATCGATGAGACAGAAAGTGACCCAGACTCTAAGAACAATCAAGAGCAGCCAAAAGAGGTAAAGAAAGAGATTTCTATGGATAGGTTTGAGAAAGCCTTACAGATGGTAGCTGATGGTAAGCTATCGAAAGACGAACTAACCAAAAAGATGGAAGGTTTCACGTTAAATGAAGTACAACAAGCAGCATTGTTAGTATTATGACATCAAAAGAAAAAGCAATACAAATCGTAAATACCTATAAGGTTGCTAACTATCCGAAATTGGATATAGATGAATGTAAAAAGTGTGCATTAATTGCAGTTGATGAGATACAACAAGCAGTTATGTATTTAGATGATGATAGTGAAGATTTTTGGTTTGAAGTTAAACAAGAAATAGAAAAGTTATGAAAATTAGATGTTCATCAATAGGTAAGATAATGACTAGCTCCCGTTCAAAGGGGGAAGTCTTATCACAGACAACTAAGTCGTATATCAAAGAATTGGTTTTAGAGCACAAGTACGGTATACGCAAAGAGATTAACTCAAGATACCTGGATAAAGGTAACATGGTCGAAAATGATTCTATTGAACTAACCGAAAGAGTTTTAGATTTAGACTTAATAGTGAAGAATGAAACGTATTTTGAGAACGAGTTTATCTGTGGCACACCTGACATTATAATGGGTGATACTATTATCGATGTAAAGAGCAGTTGGTCAGCACATACGTTTCCGTTCTTTTTTGATGAGGAGCTACCTAATAAGGATTATTACTATCAGATTCAAGGATACCTTGCATTAACGGGTGCAACAAAAGGGATGGTTGTTTATTGCTTGATTAATACACCAGAAGAAATCGTATTAGACGAAATTAGACGTACCTCATGGAGTAGACATGAGTTAGATGTAACAGAAGAAACAGAAGCAGAGGTACGACAACAACACGAATTTGACCACATTCCCGAAGTAAACAGGGTTAAGGCTTATCACATCGAAAGAAATGAAGATGTTATCCAAGCAATTTATGACAGAGTAAAAGAATGTAATATCTATTACAATAGGTTATGGGAAAAAATTTAGAACAGAAAGAACAGGAGTTAGTCGCAGCAATTGGAATACTACCTGTGTTGGCAGATTTCTTAGAGGACTTAAACTTTAGTCAAACCATGAAAATGAAAGTAAACCACACGATTAATTCGATTAGGTCATTGGATAATTATATAATGAGGTATGCACCTATTGAGGTTGTAGAAGAGCAGCACAACGTTGCGCTATGGTTTAGAAATGAACTTAAAAAATTGAGAGATGAAAGACAAGATAGTACAGAAAGTGGTAAATGACTTTCAGCAAAGGTCGGAGGTTGGAATCAAAAAATATGGTGTAACTTTAGACAGAGGAGACCTAACAACTTTAGAATGGATTAATCACTTTCGTGAAGAGTTGATGGATGCTATTCTTTACATGACGAAGTTGGAGGAAGAATTAAAAAAAGTAAACAATTAAAATCAAATAAAAATGGAAAAGAGAGATGGAATCGTAATTTTTAAAAACGATAAAAAGCAGAAAGAAACACATCCAGACTACACTGGTAAAGTAACTTTGAATGGAAAAGAACTAAGCGTATCACTTTGGATTAAGGAAAGTGCCAAAGGCAAGTATATGAGTGGTACAGTACAGGAGTTTCAAAAGAAAGTGGAATCAATCACAGAATCCGATTTACCTTTCTAACCATGAACGGACTATTTTATAAAGTGGTTTATCGTGATAATCATGGTGAAGCCTTTTGGATAGGCAGAGCATTCGACAAGTACGATGCTATTCGCAAAAGTAAGGCAGAGCATTCAAATGTCATCTATGCTGGTCTGTTTGATGAGTACGAGAAAGAGAATCCTGTGGATAAAATTAATGTCAAAAAACAAGATAACCAACAAGACTTATTTAAGTAAAAGTTATTTTTGTGAAAAGTTCTCTTCCTACATTATAAGAACTTAAAGATGTTATTGACCCTGTCAATGAAGCAGAAGTAGGAAGCTGTGGAGTTGATGGGGTTTTTTGTTAATTAAAATTTTGCGTGTTTTTAAATAAAATACGAATGAATTATGGAGAATACCAAATTATTATTTTGTGGAACAGAAAGAAGTGACACAACAGGAACAGCATTACAATTGTATGTAAATCAATTTAATGAGATTGTGGTCATTATAGATGACTTTGCTGATTTGAGTTTAATGACAGGGCATCAACATATTTGTATAAGCCGTGAAACAGCTATCAAATTATCAAAAGAGTTAAAAAAACAAATCTCTTTATTAGATACGTTATGAGAAAGGCATTTAACTTTTTTCGTAGTTACTATGATGTTGCTATGGAATTAAACGATAAAGATAGACTTGCTTTTTATGATGCCTTACTAAATAAGCAATTTAATAATTGTGAACCTACATTAAATGGTATGGCAAAATTTGCATATCTATCTCAAAAACATTCTATTGATAATCAATTAAAAGGATATTATGATAAAACAAAAGATATTGATTTTGAGTCAGTTAAAGGTGCTTATGTAGACCCTTGCCAAGGGGGTAGTGTAGGGGGTAGTGTAGGGGGTAGTGTAGGGGGTAGTGTAGCCCCTTCGGTACAAGAGAAAGAAGAAGAGAAAGAAGAAGATATATATATTATAGATTTTGATGGTTTGTTATCTTATATAAATAATGCTTTTGGTAGAAAGTTTACGGTGGTTAGTAATGCTGTAAAAATCAAGTACAAGTCACTACTAAAACAAGGATACAAAAAAGACCAAATAATAAGTGCTATAAACAACTGCAAAAACGATTCATTCCATAAGAATAAAAACTATCAGTATTGCACCATCGAATATTTCTCACGTAGTGCTACGATTGATAAATATGGTGATGTATCTACAAAAGATACTAGATTAATTATGTCTCACCCTACAATCATAGACTAATGTACAAGAGATTATCAAACGTAAACAACGAAATGATAGACCTTAGACACAAAAAAAATGTGCGAGGTAAATCGGTTGGATGGGATTGGGATTTGCTACCTTACACTATCAAAGAGGGATGCACGACATACATAGGTGCAGCACCAGCTTCGGGTAAGACTGAACTATGGTTTGAATTTTTGATTAATCTATCGTGTGTATATGGATGGAATCACGTAGTATTTTCACCTGAGACAGGAAGTGCAGCAGAAATCTATGCAGAGTTATGTTACAAGTACATAGGTAAACCATATACCATAGGTGAAAATGCAATGACACAAGGTGAGCAAATAAGAGCAGAGATGTTTATAGATAAGCATTTCATTGTCGTAGACCCAATCGATGACGATTTAACTCTACAAGGCTACTATGACCTCGTAGATGAAATCGAAAGAACACAAGAGATTCAAATACATACTACCACGATAGACCCTTGGAACGAGTTAACCGAGGAATACATACAGAGTGACCTTGGTAGAGAGGATAAATACCTATCAAGAATACTAGGTATCGCACGAAAAAATGCTAGAAAGACGAATAGACACAATTGCATAATAAATCACGTGAGAGACCAAACACCAATAACAAAAGAGTTATTTAGTGGTGAGCAAGTGACTTATTTTCCACCACCTAGTGCTAGAGACTTTGCTGGTGGTCAAGTATGGTTTAGAAAAGGTCTATGTGTACTTATTCCATGGCGACCTCCGTATGGATTAAAAGACAACGATGGTTCTATTTGCGAAGCGAATGAGGTGCATCTAAAGGTGGCGAAGAGCAAACCTAAGGGTGTATCAAAAAACGGAACATACAAGATGTTTTTGGATGTCGAAAGGTATCAGTATTATATGATTGATTGGAAAGGAAATCGTGTATATGCAAATCGTGAACCTATCAAACCAATACAGACGAAATTAAACTATGTTAAACCCGACGATGTACCTTTTTAGCCATGGATAGAGAACTATATATCATAAAAAACATGTCTACTTTGAACCTTACCTATTGGAAAGTAAAAACGAGTCGGGAAGACATAGAGAACAAGCACCCAAACCGAACAGATTTAATCAATTCGATGAAATCTACAGAGAAAGATTTGCTTGAAATTTCGGAATGTTTGCAATATTTTGACCGAGAAATTGAAATAGTAAAAAAACAAAACTTTAATTTAACCAAATTATATCATGAGTTACTGGTAGAGGTGACTGAACTGAGACGAATAAAAAACGAACAAATAAATAATTTTTAAAGATGGAAATAGCAGATTTTAACAAGGATTACATAGACGTTTACTATCAAGGTAACAGCTATCTATTAACGCAAGTAGACATGACAACCTACATAAACTCTGATTATTACGGAGTAGTGGAGATTCATTCCTTAAATGCGTTTATTTGTCCCGAATACGGTGAGGACATTCAAGTAATGGTAGATGACAAGTTCATCGAACTACTCGAAAAGAACTTAGTAGAATGGATTGATTGGGAGGAGGTCTCAAATCAGCAGTATTGGAACAGAATTGAATCACTTTTTCCTGATGAAGATGAGTTATAACGTTTTGCAAATAACCGAATGTAAAAATTACGACTTATGAAATGGATAGATATTGAAAAACAAAAACCGCAACATAAAGACTTAGTGCTATGTTGGAACGGAACAATTACATTACCTGCAATTTATTTTGACAATCAAAGTTTTTGCGGTTTTTATTACTTCACAACATTTTATCACGAATATTCACCAACTATGTATTCAAAGGTTAAATTGAAAGATAAACACAAATTAAATAATGTTGTGAAGTGGAGGCTTATTGATGAACCGAACAGTAAGTAATTTTTATTTTGGTTATTTGCTGTTATAAGTAAGCGACAGCGACCCGATAGGGTTACTTATAACGTTTTGCGGCTAAACGCTGGTGGCTTTTTCAGCCACTTGCGATTTAGGTGCTGTT